GTTGTCCTTCCTGGATATGGTGTTCAAGCACCCCCTAGACCCGAAGATCAAACAGGCCTTGGCCTCGGTTGATACCAAAGGATGCCGGCCGAAACAGATCCTTCAGCAAGTCGTCAAACTGGCAGGTAGAAAACTTCGGGACAATGAAGTGATCCGGGCCATGACCTGGCTGAGAATGATGGAAGATTATCGATCCTAATACTCTTCTAATATTGCTTTTTTCATCAACGAAACAGTAGGTGACACTATCACCAGGAGGCTGTGACAATGCGAGAAAGACTGACGTGGCGGAAGGATGCCAGCCAGACCAAGAAGGCTGATCCTTACACAATGAACCAGCAGCATGCAAACAATCCCGTCGAGAAGTACCACTCCGGTGATCCGGATTCTTGGGCGGAGACACCGGATGCACGCAAGCCCTGGGCGGATGAGGGTCGTCTTGAGACCGGTCATCCGGCCCCGAAGTCGGACATGGCCCCGGCCGCTCCGGCAGTCCCGGCCGCTCCGGCAGCCCCGGTTGCTCCGGCAGTCCCGGCCGGACCGATGGCTTCTGAGGATCAGGCCCAGGCAGCAGTCAAGAATGCCCGCAAGCTCGAGGACAAGGCCCTGAAGTGCATCACGATCGCACAGCGGATGCTCCCGGGCGCCGATGACCAGATGATCGAGAAGCAGGCGACCGACCTCATGTACATGCCCGAGCAGAGCGTGCTCTCCACGCTGCAGCGTCAAGCTGAGCTGGCCGAGAAGATCGCCGCCGAAGCATGCCCCGAGGAGAAGGACGAGAAGGCTGAGACGGGCAAGGAACCCGAGGCGCAGCCGGCCGCTCCTGAGAAGGAAGCTGCCAAGGACGAGAAGAAGCCTGAGAAGAAGCCTGAGGAGAAGCCGGTAGAACCTGCCGCGACTCCTGAAGCAGCTCCCGTGGCCCCTGAGGCGTGTGTCAAGGCCGACGACAAGAAGGACGAGAAGAAACCTGAAGAGAAGCCCGTGGATCCCAATGCTGCTCCTGCCGTCCCGGCCCCGGCCATGGACAAGGAAGCATCGTCCGGTGATCTGCTGGACCTGATCTTCGCCGAAGAACCGAAGTCTGGTGCCAAGAAACTGAGTGGGATCGTCAAGCAGGCGTCCGTGTCTGAATCTCGGCTGGACACTCTGTGGGATGCTCCCCCGGATGTTTCGAAGGCGTTCAAGTAACCTTTCCAAATCAGAGGAGGTGAGTGATAATGGCACAGGGTCAATCGAATCTTCCTGTTTCGAACGTCCACTGTGAAGTTCTGATGAGGCAGACCTTTAACTCCTACGGGGGTATCACAACGGCCGGCCTTACCCAGGACAACCGCGTGGGCAACGTGCAGAAGGTCAACAACTCCCGCCTGAATGCCGCGACGAACAAGGGTATTCTGGCAGGCAGTGTGGTGGCCGTGGTTGGAAGCGCTCAGATCGGTCCTGCTTCGGACATGGATGCGACAACCTTCGATAAGGTCGTCGGGATCGCGGTCAACGATGCAGTGGGCAACCCGTATGAGTCTTCCTCCGCAGTCGCCAGCCAGAAAGTGGTGTACATGCACGGAACGGGTACCGTTCTGCGCACGGACATCTACGAGACCAAGGACTACGCGACCGGTGGTACGACACTGACCTATACCGCGGGCGACGAGCTGTACGCAAGTGCAAACGGCTTGCTGACGAATGCCTCGGGTATGGTTGTGACGACTCCGGCAGCGGGCAACACCGTGGTAGGGATCCTTCTTGAGGCGCCGACAGCGGCAGATCCCTACATGACACTTCAGATGCGCATCTAAGGAGGTGATTTCTCCATGGCCGGACAGATCAGTAACGAACTGAAGAACCAAATCATCGGTGAGTACATTGGCTCAGCCGGTGGTCGTGCAAAGCTGGCAGCGTCCATTAACTGATTCTGGGTAGGTGGACGTTAAACTCGGTAAATTGCTGGAACATCCTAAGGCGATATGATGGTTATCAACGGCATGGTCATCAGTGAGGAAAGACTTGCAGCTTTGATGGTTGCAATGCCTGAATCCTTATTGAACACAGAATATATAAGGTGCCAAAGAAATATCGTCAGGACAATCAGCAGCCAAGCCTTGACGGAAACGTCTCGGAAGGTTCAACGACTGGGGAAAGCCTAAACTCTTCCACGGAAGAGCATGGCGATAATACCCGCCTTGAAGAAGTGATTTTTCAAGGTATGCCGGGCGCTCTTTAGAGCGATGATACAGTCTGACCTCGTGGGTAACCACGAGAGATGAGTTGAAAGGCTCATCCCCCTCTAAAAAGAGGGTGCAACAAAAGTGGACCCAGCCTCTGCGTTTGCGGAGAGATTACACCTCGGTTGGCCGCAAGACCTTCCTGGTCGAGCAGCTGCCGGACGGTGCGCTGCCGGTCTACGACAAGGATCCTGGTGTCACGGCTTATGTGATTGGCGAAGAGGGTCAGAACATCCTCGCCATCGCAAAGTCCCGCCGTGTGATTTTCCCCTTGTTCGAGATCGCGTCCAACCCGGAAATCCCCTTGACACAGGTCAAGGAACGCCGGTTCGACCTCATTGAGCGTGCTCAGGACCTGGCACGCGCTGAGATCCAGGCTGAGGAAGACACCCGTGTCTTCGAGATCCTGGATGCAGTCGCAACGACAGGTTTTGACAATCTCACTGCGCAGAACCCGGACATTCCGGCAACCGCTCCGCTCACACCTGCGGACCTCGCCGATGCCTTCGCGTCGGTCGAGCGCTGGGACCTTCGCGTTGCTCGGGTCTTCGCCAACGCCCAGGACTACAGCGACATCCGTAAGTGGGGTCGGGACGTGTTGGACATCGAGAGCCAGGCGACACTGCTCAAGACCGGTCTGCAGGCGACCATTTGGGGCGCCCAGATCATCGTGAGCCGCCGGGTTCCCGTGGGTTACCTGTACGTTTGTGCCGAGCCGGAGTTCTTCGGGCGCATTCCTGTGAGGACCGAACTCACGGTTTTGAGTGCCGACGACTCGCGTAACCGCACGATCGGTTTCAGCTGCTTCGAGAACCTGGGCATCGGCGCACACAACCCTCTGGGTCTGTGCCGCGTCGCTCTCGCTCGGTAACGAACTTCCTGTAGTTCACTGCAGGATAGTAAGTTAGGGGGCTGGTGGAGATCCGCCAGCCCTTTCGTTTGCCTGCGGCTTAAGAAATATACCATTGACTTCTGTTAAATTTACTTGTATACTTCGATCATGAAGTATGAGCAAATGGTGGAGTTCCTCCGGGATCATCCGCTCGAAGACCTGGCCATCAAGATCGGCATTCCTACCACAGCCTTGAACAGATTTCTGCGCAAGAATGGGTTCACCTTGTCGGAACAACAGGAAGTGCCTCGACCAAGGGTGAATCCGCTCGGGGTACTCGCCGGTCCCTCACCCTTCACCGGGCAGGAGATGCTGACCGGCGAGCAGAAGGAGATCGTCATCGGGAGTCTGTATGGGGACACCTACGCAGGCAGGACTTCTGAGGGGGTTGCCTACTTGAGGTGCGAACATGCCTGGGGTCAGATAGGCTACCTCAATGCCCTGTATGAATTACTGCGCCCGTTCTCTTTTAGTCCCTATTTGGACAAGCCACAGAAAGGTAATCAGGATTGGCAGGTGGGATTTACATGCCACGCTTCCAAGCAGTTTGGGCAGTTATGGGAGGCCTTTTACACCGTCGACAATGGCTCCAAACACCTCCAAAAGGATACATTTGGTCCGACGGTTGATTGGCTAACTCCGCTTGCCATAGCTGTGTGGCTCATGGATGATGGGAAACGATACGGGGCCGCCTTCTCTCTGACGGTGGGGAAGGAACCCCACTATACTCGGAAGCGTTTTGAGGACATGTGCTTTCGCCTCAATGCAAGATTGCGTACTGATTTCAAGGTGGCAGAAGAACGGAACGCTTTCAACATGTACGTGACGAAGGGGTCTCGGGTGATTGAGATGATCAGGGATTTTGTTCTCCCTGATTTCGCGTACAAGATCGGAATCGCCCCCGAAGATTGCGGGGCGTATTATCGAGGGAGGTCGTGGTATGGGCAGTGGCAGGGCACGCGCAGAAATCTTGTGCATCCTTTGCTGGACAAGTCCCCATATAGCCGTAAGTTCTACTTGGGTCTGTCGGGGGTGGAGAGAGCACGATATGAGAAGGCCTTGTTCTGTCAAGTCCGTGCAAGGGGTTTCCCGTTCTTCTCACGGGATCGTCGGGACATTGCCGGGACATTTGAGAAGATGAAGTTGGCCACGGTTACTCTTGATGGTGACACCCTCGTCTATGATCACTCCTACAACTGCATCCCGAACGCGTTCATGGACCACCGCCTCAAACTCAGGGTTAAGGGGCATAAGAGTCCGTATGAGGTGTTCCTCAATAACAAAGAGCTCATGGCGACGCTGGTCAAGCAACTTCGGGACGGGCCTGCGCTGAACAACAGCAACATTCGGGCGGCCTTGTCCGTTTACCGGACGCAGGTTGTCGGTCAATTCAATCCTTTGTACGCCAAGTTCTTCTGCGAGAAGTATTGTCCAGAAGGTGGGACTGTGTTGGACCCGTGCGCCGGTTTCGGGGCCAGGATGGTCGGGTGCGCGGCTGCCGGCAGGACCTACGTCGGGATTGAGCCCTCCGTTGAGACCGTCCATGCGCTGGGGGCCTTGGCGGCGTGGCTCCGCTCCCGGAGTTCCGCCGCGGTCTCGGTCGTCAAGGGGTGCGCGGAGCGCCTGCCGGTGAAAAAGTTCGACATGGCCTTGACGAGCCCCCCGTACTTCGACAAGGAGGAGTATGCCTACGATGATAATCAGAGCTTCATGCGGTATCCGGAGTACTCCTGCTGGGTGGAGGGGTTCCTGCGGCCTTTGGTGTCCAACGTGTTCCTCTCACTGAGGCCCGGCAGCGTGTTCGTGCTCAACATAGACGGCGTGGATGGGCGCGGGCTGTGTGCCGACGCCCTACGCGTCGCAGCCGATGCTGGTTTCGTTCATGAGTCCACGTTCTGGTCCGGGTATCTGCGCCGTCCGGCCGGCAGCCCGTCCCGGGAACCCTACTATATGTTCAGGAGACCATTATGACCGTATCATGCGTGTGCGGCAAGACGTTCGAGAATGCCATTTCATGTTCCAGGCACAAATCGACATGCCTTCTGTTCAGGGCTTCCCGGCCGCGTCCGGTTGGATTCCTGCAAGAGGGGAAGGATCATGTGGTTTGCGCATACTGCGGGTATAAGGCCCGGAATCTGTTCAAGCACTTGAGCACGGCGCGGCCTCCTCACCCCGGGCTTGGGGAGTATCGCAGTCTTCATCCGGGGAGGCCTCTCGTCTGTTCGGATGTCGATGCTCGGCGCCGGGCGACCAGCAAGGCCCTCCATGGGTCTGAAACGTATCGGAATAGTCTACTCCAGAGCGAGGGTGTGCGTAGGGCCCTCCGGGAGGATCCAGGGATACTGGAGAGGGTCAGGAGGACGAAGAAGGAAAGGTACGGAGACGGTGGTTTTGTCAACGTGGATAAGCGCAGGAAGACCCTCTTGGCTAAGTACGGCGTGGACAACCCGATGAAGGATCCGTCCGTGGCCTCGCGGTCGCTGAACACGAGGAGAGCCTTGTACGGGGACAATCCGGTGCAGCGCAAGCCTGTCATTGAGAAAGCTACTCTTGAGGCCCTACGTGCCCGTGGCCTG